TTCGCGCAGAAGTAGACGGCCGGTTCGCCGCTCGCGAGCTTGCGGTAATGCTTAATCGCGTCGCCCGTAACTTGCGGCTTATTAAACTGCTGGGCCAATTCATCCGGCCGGAAATCCCCGTTTGATCCGACCTTCAGGCCCGACGTGTCGGCGACTTCCGGCGGCGAATAGACGTCCGCGTCGACCAGATACCCTTCGTCGATCAGTTCCTGGATTTGCGGGCCGATGACGATTTCGTCAAAGATGCCGCCGCCGTCCGCGCCCAATCCCTGGCCGTCGGAGCGGGTCGGCGTCGCCGTGACGCCCAGGACTTTCGCGTTCGGATACGTGTCTAGGACCTGGCGCCAGGACCCCGCGGTCGCATGGTGCGCTTCGTCGATAACGATTAGGTCGAATTGCAGCGACGGCGGCAGCGGTAAGCCGGCGTCCTGATACTTCCGGATGCGACGGATTAGCGTCTGGACGCTGGCGACCTGGACCGGGTCATTTGTCTGACGTTTGCCCGGCGCAATCAGGCCGTGATTTACGTCCATCGCGTACAGCGACCGCGACGCCTGTTTCAGCAATTCCCGACGGTGTACCAGGACGCAGACGCGCGACCCGCGCGCGACGGCGCCTTTAGCGGTAAAAACGAAAGTAAAAGTCTTCCCCCCGCCGGTCGGCAGGACCGCGAGCACGGCGCGAAATCGGCGCGCGTATGCCGCACGCATGCCGCCGACCATGTCGTCTTGATAGGGGCGAAGCTTCATTCCGCGTCGCCGGCGTGGTAACAGGAATAGCAGACGCAGCACGCGCGCAATTCTTTCCTGTTGTCGTCAACCTTTACATGCTCTGTATCGTTACTTCCGCAGTTCGGACATACCAATTTCTTTCCCGCCGCCGCCGCCGCGCTTTCCAGCTTCTCCCATATCCGCATTGACGGTGCCGCCGTGCCGCTTTTCCAGCGGTTCGCCGTCGCCGGCGCCACGCCAGCCAGCCGACACAGACCCGAAATCGAAAGCCTAGAGCCAGCCGCCAGCCCCGTTAGCTTTTCATAGTAGTTACTGGCTGTTGCGCGCATTTTTTACCGTTTGTGTTTCACAATGTTTTGAAGTGTATCAAAAATTTATTGTGCGTAACCGTACATACGGATTATTATTCGTTCCGCGGCGACATGACCGTCTTTTTTTGGAAACAGCGATGCGAACGGGCCAGTATTCGGATATCTCAAACGAAAAATACCATTCCGGTCAGGGTGTTAGCTCGACCATGCTTAAAACGTTGGCACAGTCGCCGCTGCATTTCGAGGCGGCATATGTCGCGAAGGGTAGGGCGCCCAGGAAGGAAAAAGCGGCGTTCTCGTTGGGAACGGCAATTCATTCTGCGGTACTGGAACCGGAAAAATTTGCCGCCGAATATGTGCGCGCGCCGTCGGCATTTGACCTGCGCGACGCGCTGCAGACGCTGGACGATTTGAAAGGCGCCGCTAAGGCGCACGGACTGAAGGTTTCCGGGACGAAGGCGGACCTTAAAGCCTCGCTGGTTGCCGCCGGTGCCCCGGTGATTTTCTACGAAGACGCATACGCGGCCGCGGTCGGCGACCGTATCGCGCTGTCGGACCAGGACTTCGAAACGGCGACGTCGATCGCCGCGTCGCTGCGCGCGCATCCGTCGGCCAAAACGCTGTTCAGGACGGGGCAGGCCGAACAGTCGTTCTACTGGGAAGACGCAGACACTGGCATTCTTTGCCGATGCCGGACGGACTGGCTTAAACCCGGCGAAGCGATTGTCGACGTCAAATCGACGATTGACGCGTCGCCCGGTGGATTCGGTCGCGCTGTCTGGAACTATCGCTATTGGGTTTCGGCCGCGTTCTATGTCGACGGTGTCGCCGCCGTGACCGGCCAGGAACTGCCGTTCATCTTCGCCGCCTGGGAAAAGACGCCGCCGTATGCGTCCGGCTTCTACTTCGCCGCGCCGGACATGATCGCCGCCGGCCGCGCCGAATATAAGCGCCTGTTGCGCGTCCTGCGCGACTGCGTTGTCCGCGAGAAATGGCCCGGCTATGGGGACAACATCCAGCCGCTGCAGATGCCGGCATTCGCCGAAATCGGCATGGCCCAGGCCCTGGCCGCGGACGAAGCGCCCGTCGTGCCGGTGTTCTGATATGCGCGATCGAATCCGCTTCTTCGCGCAGCGTAATTTCCGCCGAAATGGAATCGAACTCCGCGCCGCGCTCGAGCATGCCGACGGCCGGGTTTCGGTCGCGCTGCCGTCCGTGTTTCAGACCTTCGAAGACGCCGGCGCCGAATGGACGCCGCCGCTTCTGACGCTGGAACAGGACGCCGCCCAATCGCTTATGGACGAACTGTATTCCGCCGGCGTTCGCCCGACGGCGGGGCAGGGTAGCGCCGGCCAGCTTGACGCCGTCCAGCGCCATTTGGCGGACATGCGGACGCTGGCTTTCGCCCGCCTGCGCGTCGAACTCCCGAAAACCTAACTGCTGGGCCAAATCCTGGCCCTTTGGAACCCTATGTCCGTCCTGAAAATCCGCCAAGCCCAGCGCGCCGGCGCCCGCCTTGTGATCGTCCTCGCCGGCCAAACCGGCGACGGAAAGACGCTGTCCGCGCTGCTGCTGGCCTATGGCCTTGCAGGCTTCAATCCGGCGAAAGTCGGATTCCTCGACACTGAAAACGGCCGCGGCTCGCTGTACGCGAACGAACTGCGCGAAGCGACGCCGCCGTCGGAAGTCCCGTTCCTCATCGGCGACCTGGAACCGCCGTTTTCGCCGGACCGCTACAAAGCGGCGATTCTGGAATTCCAGTCTGCAGGCGTTGAGGCGCTTGTAATCGACAGCGTGACCCACGAATGGGAAGGGACCGGCGGCTGCGAGGAAATCGCCGCCGATACCGTCGGCAAAGTCGCGGACTGGAAAAAGGCGAAGCGGCTTCACAAGTCGTTCATGAATACCGCGCTGCAGTCCGACATGCACATCATTTTTTGCGTGCGCGCGCGCGAAAAAACGGACTTCACGGACCCGAAAAAGCCGGTGTCGCTTGGTGTCCAGCCGGTCCAGGAAAAGAATTTCATGTTCGAAGCGACGGCGTCAATGATGATGAAAGACGCCGGCCGCTCGCGCGAAGTCATCAAGTGCCCGAAAGACCTCGTCGCGATTTTCGGCGACAAGGGTCCGCATAAAGGCTATCTGACGCCGGACATGGGGTTTGCGCTTCGCCAATGGGTCGCTGGCGGCGTCGAACTGGATCCGGAAGTCGAACGCTACCGTAACCGCCTGCGATCGAACGCAGAAGGCGGACTGGCGCATATCGACGCCTGCATCGCGAAGGTTCCCGCGAAGGTTCGTAAAGCCCTGGGCGCCGACTGGCTCGAGACGGTGCGCGCGAGCGCGACGGCATTCGACCAGACGCGCGCGCCCTCGAGCGACGCGCCGGCAGGCGTCGCCGCGCTTCAGGCACAAGTCGCCGCGACCGCTGGCGCCGACGACGACCAGGACCCGGTGTAAATCATGGCCGGCCGCGACTCGAAAGCTATCGCGCTTGCGGCCGATCCGCGCGGTTCATGCGAAGGAAAGCGACGCCTGTCTAGTTGGACCGCCGCGAACGCCATCGCGAAACATATCCGGCGGCATAAGAAATTGGCCGTTGTTCCGTACCCTTGCCGCAAATGTTGCGGCTTCCATGTAGGCGAAAAACTGAAATGAGCACGCGAGTAACACAGAATTTTGTACCGAATCCGTCTGCGCTCGCTGGCGCCTTGCTCGCGCGCTCGTTCGCGCAATTGCTGGCGACGGTAGCGGCCGTGCCCGGCGTCGACGTGACGCCGGCGTTTCACTGCAGCTTGAAACCGCCGAAGCGGGGTTATTACTTCTGCGAATACGAGGGCGCCGACGTCCGCGCGCGCCGCTATTGGGACGGCGAAGACTGGCATTTCCGCGGTGACATGTTCGGCATGCTTCCCTGTAATTTTGGCGCGATGCCTGGCGACGCCTGGCGCGCGATCTATACGCCCTGGTTCGACGCCGACGTCGCGCCCGCGTATGCCGGCCATTACGTCCGCGAGTATCCCGACGCAATGTGTCGCGACGAACCGGACTATTGGGACGGCCAGCGCTGGATCGTAGACGGGGAAGTCGGCGCCGCATGCTTCCGCTGGCGCGGTATCACATCGCTTGCGGTCCCGGCCGGTCATTGAGGGGCGCGCGATGATATCGGACGAAATCGACCTGGCGAACGAACTCGCCGCGCGCGAAGTGGAAAACATTCTGCGCGCTCGAGCGAACGAAGCGGCGAAGCGCGCGGCCGAATCTGGCCCGGCTTTGCTCGAGTGCGAAGACTGCGACGAAGCGTTACCGGACGTCCGGGTCGCGATGCGCGCGACGCGCTGCGTCGCATGCCAGGAACGCGCGGACGCTCGAGCTAGGATGTACGCGAAGCGATGACAGTCTACGTCGACGACATGCGCGCCCAATTTGGGCGCATGGTGATGTGCCATATGTTGGCGGATACGGACGACGAACTGCATGCAATGGCCGCGACGATCGGCGTCGCGCGCCGTTGGTGGCAAAGTCCGGCGAAGACAAGCGGCAGTCATTACGACATAGCGCTAAGTAAGCGCGCGCTGGCGGTCGCCGCCGGCGCCGTCGAAATCACATGGAAACAGGCCGGCGCGATGAACGCACGCCGGCGCGTGACGGGCGAACTAGGGCGCCCGGAAGACGCCGTCGATTGGTTGCTGCAGTATCGCGCGTCGCGCCGTGAGGCGGCATGAAAAAACCCGGCCGCGGCCGGGTTTGCGTCGTTGATTTGACGAAATGAACATTATCGACGTAAACCAAGGGGCGCCGCGGCGCCCCTTTTCCTACTGGCCGGCTGCGATCCGGTCGCGCACGCCTTGATGCCAGGCCGTGATCCCGACGGCCGCGCCTGGAACAGTCAGGACGCCGACAATCGACATGGTCAGGACCGGGACCATGTTAATCGCCGTCATATCCTTAAGCACCAGCGCGACGTAAAACAGGCCGATGACGCCCAGGACCGAGACGAACGACGCGATAGCCAGGACCCAGCCGCACGCCTCGCGCCAGGTCGCGCCCTTGCCGTCCTTCGCCTCGACCTGCATCGTCTGGTTGATGACCTGGACTTGCGCCGCGTCCGCGTTCGTCTGCGTGTTCGTGACGCCGGCCGCAATGGTCGCCATTTGGACCTGGAAATCGTAATCGGCTTTCTTCAGCGCCAGGACCTGGTCCGGCGTCGCCGCGGCGACCGCCGGCGCGAGTGCCGCCGCGCGATCGTCGACGGACGCGCCCGCGGCCGGCGTGATGCCGAAAAGCCCCTCGAGCGCGGTTACAGCGGTCCCGGCCAGCGGACCGCCGAGCATGGACGCGACAGTCGGCGCGAGCGTCGCGACGCCGGAAATGATGGATTGCAGCCCCGACATAGAGATCCCCTGTTATGCCGCTGCGCGGCGAAGGTTTGCGGCGACGCGCTTGGTCCAGCCTCGCGAATAGGTCGGCCAGGTCGCGCAGTCGGTCAGGTATTCCAGCCGGGACGCGTCGAAACGCATGATGACCTTATCCGGATCCTGGGACGCGATCGCAGCCAGGGTAGCCGGGCCAATACTGCCGTCGACCTGCGACCCGGTCATTCCAGCCGCTTGCTGTAGCCATTTCGCCGCCGCCCCGCCGTTGTAATTCGCGTCGAATACCTGGAACGCTATCCGCGGGTCGACTTGGTCCAGCTTCAGCGGGTCCCAGTAGCGCGCCTTTGCGATCGCTTGCGCGCGCTCGAGCGTCAGGCCGGCGATATCCTCGTCCGGGTATGCCGCGGCCGAAATGCCGTATTTCGTGCCCTTGCAGACGCCGACCCCGCATTTCCCGCCGGTCCAGTTGCCGGTATCGCGCGGGTCATTCTGGAACCCGCCTTCGACGCCGACGACGACGGCGAACGCATCAGAAAACGCCGTCATTTCGCGAAGCCCTTATATGCGGCGACAATGGCGCCGATTGCAGTAACCAGGCCGGCGACAGCGGCGACGGCACGGAAAACCCATTTAGACCCGTTCCAGGCGTCCAGCAAGCCCTGGATTTGCGCTTCCGTCTTTTGGTGCGCGGCCGTAAGCGCGGCGACTTCCTGTCGCAACAGCGCGAGCGCGACAGCTTGTTCGACGTTTTCCGATTCCGGCATGACGTGGCCTTTGTAGAAAATACAGACGCGATGTTAGCACGTAAGATTTACAAAAGCCGGACGGTGTTTCGTCAATCTAGATTGATGTTGTCGGCCGGCGACATGCCGCAAGAAAAAAACCGCCGGCGACGCGTCGCGCGTCCCGGCGGTTTTTCGTTCTCGTCTGGATATGCTGTTTCTGCGTCAGATTTTCGGCGCGGCCGGCCAGGAAATCGACGTCGGCCAGCCGGCGGTCGACGGCAGGTCGCGCAGCGCCTGGCGATAGCTCGCGTATGCGGCCCGGCGCGCTTCCGATACATCCGGCAGTTGCGACCAGTCGGACGCAGCCAGAAGCCCGTCGCGCTTCCTGCGCGCGTCCGCGTCCAGCTTCGCCAGGTCCGGGACGTAATCCGCGATCGGCCCGAAGTCGCCGGCGACGATGCGCGCGAAAATGGCCGGACCGTGTTCCGTGACGTCGTCCGGGTGCGCGATGAAATCCAGAGGTTCAGTGATGCCGAAAGGATGATTCGGAAACGTGACCGTACAGCGGACCGCGGTTTTCGCCGCGTCGACCCAGCGCGGGTTTTCAAGCGCGCCGACTTCGAACGGATCCGGGATTGATGCTTCATCGTGCTTCATCGGCTCGACGGGCGCCGACAGCGGCGCCGGCTCGATTTTGAAGGCGCCGGCGTCCGGCGCGATTTCGGCGACTTCGATTTGTTTTTCGTCCATCATGCGACCCGCTGCGAAAGGTAAAAAGAATAAAGATTATTTCCGCCGACGACAACTTGTCGAATGTCTTTCCAGGATCCGGCGGGCGCTGATTCCGTGTCAAGACGAATCCAATACGCGCCGACACCCTGCGTGTCTAGGATCGTTCTAGGCGCCGCGACGTTTGAATAACTGCTCGTCGTCAGAATGCCGCCGAGATACGTTGAATCGACGGACATATTTACATAGGTTCCGCCCCAACCGAAATTAGTCGTGTGCGAATCGCTCTGCAGCGCGTAACCCGACCCGCCAAGCCCGGCGCGGACTGGGACATAGTTCGCCGGGTTTAAATTCCCGGAGTCCCAGGGCACAACGCCGGCCCAGCCGGGGCGCGTGCGCGGGAAATTCACGTATCCATTGTCGGAGACCTGAACATTCCATGCGTTACCGGCCTGGTTAATGACACCCCATAAACCGGAGTAGTCCGCGCGGACATAACAGGTATAAGACGTCGACCCGTTCGTATTGTATAAAGTCGTCGATCCGGTAAATATCGGACTCGACAAAGACGGCCCGTTCGTCGACGCCGGCGACGGAAGATTCCCGGTATCCCACGGCGTGACGCTGCCCCAGGCCGGTCGCTGGCTAATGATGACTTGACCTGTTGCTGTATTGATATATAACGGGGTATCTTGATATGTGCCCGTTGCGCTATATCGGTTGATGATGTAGTTAGACCCATCCCAGCCCATAATGTATCGGAGGACTCCACCAGGAGTAAGCGCGACATTCGACGCAGCTCCGGCGTTGATTACAAGCTCGCCCGTCATCGTCCCGCCGGTCTTCGGCAATGCGGCATTAGCGACCGTCGAAACCGCCGCAACCTGCGCGTCGACGTAGTCTTTCCGCGTCGCGTGATTTGCCGCCGTCGGCGCGTTACCGATTGCGACAAGCGGAACGCTTAGGCCGGCCGTGAACAGCCCCGCCCAGGTGCCGCCGGAAACGCTGTATTGCTCGAATGTGTTCGTCGACGGGTTCCAGCGGACCGCTTTATCCGGAACATTTGTCGGCGTCCCTGTCGCCTGATACATGGTCGCACTGTCGACGTCGCGCGCGAGCAATGCCGCGAGCAATGTCGCGTATTGCGTAGTCAGTGTCGGCTGGCTCCAATCCGCTGCCATATCAATACCCCTTTGCAGACCATGAAACGGACCCGGCGACGCGGTTTCCGTTCTTGTCGAATAGATAGACGGTAAACCCGGTCGGGTTCGGTACGTCCTGAAAATTATAAACCGCGAATACTGGCGACGTCGTGTTCGCCGTTACCGTAATCGACGTGACGTCGATAAATCCAACATTAAAAGTTACCGGCGTGCCGTTGACGTCCGTAGAAATCGCCTGGATCGTGCCAGCGTCGTTTTTCAGCTTGACGTCGTAACGGTAATTGATGCCCTTCAGGCGAAGAATGTCGCGCCCGGTCGTGCCGCCTGTGACTGTGACCGTGTACCGCGCATAGCGGAAATTCGAGACATAGACGGCCGTCGTGTTGTTGTATGCCGTCCAGGTCGAATTGTCGGCCGAAACCTCGATCTTTACCGCGAGCGCCGGCGCCCCGTCGACGATGTCGTATGTCGGCGTGACCGTGACGCGCGAGGCCGGCAGGATCGCTCCATAGTCGATGTATTCGACATAGGTCGCCGACGTTAGGCCCGGCTCGATGTACAGGGGCGCGCTTGCGACCTGGTCATTCGGCGACGTCCAGCCGGCCGCGGTCGAACCCAGCGCCAGGCCTTCGTCCCACAGGAAGAGAGTGTCGCCGGCGGCGCCCGCGTCGTTCGTCGGGTCGATGAAAAGACTGGCGGCGCCCGGCGCGCTGGCGCCCGCGGTCCCGGTGACGGTGTATTTCGTCCAGGTCGCCGTCGGCGTTACGGACGTATTCGCGATCGTCGCGCCGCTTCCATCCTTAAGCCACAGGTTGACCGTTCCCGTCAGCGTGCCCGATTTCATCCATACGGACCCGGTATAGGTCAGGCCGGCGCATGCCGCTTGCGGCGCCGCGCGGTTCATATAGTGATTTCCAGCGGCGACGCGCGTCATCGTCCACGCGGTCGCGTTGCCGTTCGGATCCGTCGCGCCCTGGGTCAGCGTCGCGTTAGACTTACCCCATGTTGCGTTAAGGCTATTGGACGTAGCCCACTGGTTATTTCCGCCCTCGAAATGCTGCTGGAACGTGCTTACCGTGTCCGCCGGCATGACCAGCGACCCGTCCGCGTCCGTCGCGATGTTGGTCGCGATAAACGGCATCAGTTCGACGAAATCGACGCGGAAAACGTCGGACGCGGTGTTACCCAGGTCCAGGCGAAGCCCCGTTATTACGCTGTTCATCCAGTCCGATCCGCCGGCCGCGGGCGCGGACATATCGAAATCCAGGACTGTTTGAGTTCCGATTGCCGGGTTGGTCGCGATCGTCTGTTTGTAGCTAGACGAATAGCCATGTCCAGACGTCGACCAGTACAGATTACCCAGCCAGCCGGACCCGGCGACGCGCGTTACAGCCACGCGGACGTGCGGGTACTCGCATCCGTTCGGTTTCTGGTCGATGCTCTGATACGTCTTAATCAGTTGCGGCGCCGTCCCGGTACTGGTCAGCGTGCCGCCATTGCCGGCCGTCAGCGTCGCGCCGCTCGCGGCCCAGTCATAGGGAATTGCGCCTTTCCGGAAATCATCCAGCAAGCCCGCGAAATTCGCGTCGTAGTTATACCGAAGCACGTAATCCGGCGGCTGGTTGACGAACGCCGAAATGCTCGCGGCTGGCCCCTGGTTGCCCGCCGAATCGACGCCCGCAATCCAGTACGTAAATGTCCCTGGCGTCGTTTCGAAGATGACGTCGAACGTTCCCGACAGGTTGCCGATAACCGTCGCGCCGGCGAACGTCGCGCCTCGAGCGACGACGTAATGATCGATAGGAAGGGTCGCCGTCGAATCGGCCCAGCGCAGCAAGACGTTATTGTCGATGACCTGCTGTGAAATCGTCGTCTGCTTAGGCGGACTGACGACCAGGGTCGCCTGGCCCGCGGCGCCATAGTTGCCGCCGATATCGACCGCCGCGACGTAGAAGACGACGGACCCGGACCAGTTGACCTTCGCGCTATACGACGTCCCCTTCTGCGTCGTGACCAGGCCGGCCGCGACGCCCCAGTTCGTATCAGTCCGGATTTCGTAAAAGTCCGTCGCTAGGTCGCCGATAACCGCGACCCAGGACAGGTTATAGTTCGGACCGCTAAACGCGCCCGTAACCGTCGGCGCCGGCAATTGCGGCGCCTTGACCAGCACGGACGCCGCGTTCGTGCTGTAGTTGCCGGACGTGTCGATCGCCTTGACTAGATACGTCCCGGCGGCGCCCTTGACGCCCACGATAAACGTCGTCGCCTTCATTTGCCCCAGCGACGTAGCGGACGCCCAGGACGTCCCCTTGCGGACTTCGTACCCGTACAGGTCGACGTCCGTATTCGGGGTCCAGGACAGCTTCGCGCCAGCGGTTTGATCCATGCCATACGTCAGGCCCTGGACGTCCGCCGGCGGCGCCGATTTACCCAGGACGGACTGGGTCGTTTCGATGTAATTCGACGACTGCGTTTCGTTCGCGCCGATCGTCCAGACGCGCACGGTATAGGCCCCGCTCGCTGCTGCGCGGATCTCGAAATCGTTCGACGGCGTCGTCGCAAATACCCAGTTTGCGCCGTCTTTGCTATACGCGACGCGATACGAAATCGCGCCTCTGACAGTCGGCCAGGAAATCGAAACCAGCGAAAACACGGTCGCCTGGTACAGGTACAGGCTTTCGGCGACCGTAACGGCCGTCGGCGCCGACGGCGTCGTCGACAGGTCCGTAATGTCGCGGACCTCGAGCGCCCAACCCAGTTCAATAGCGTTGTATTTGCTGGGATTGGTCGCGAGCGACGTTATCTCGAATTGGTATCCCTCGGTTTCCGTGATCTGGACGACGCGGAACAATTGCGCCTGGATCGTCGACGGCTCGAGGACCCAAATAGCCTGGGACTGGACGCCGCTTACCATGTCGGAAAGCCCTTGCGAACTCGAGAGTCCGAGCGCGCGCCCGTTCTGCGCGATGACGGTTCCGGTTCGAACCGTCCCGTCGATCGCCACAATACTAAGCGTCGATCCGACCGCGTTTAGCGCGTTGCCTTGCGCGTCCTGTAAGTCGCTGTCGACGGAAAACGTATTGACGCCGAGAATGGCGCTTACGCGTCCGCCCATGCGTGCGCCGGCGCGTTGCGCGTCCGCGACTTTGATAATGTCGCCCGGCCGCACGCCGGCGCCGTCCATGCCGACTTTAAACGTAACTGTTTCGGACTCCATTCGTTCCGAATACAGAATCCATTTCCCGGCGCGGTGCGCCTGGCCGCGCGACGTGCATCCGAACGCCGTAATCTGCGTCGTGATGACGCCATAGCGCGCGATGCCGGCCGTATCCTCGACGTATTCGACATAGGTTTTCCCCATGTCTTGCAGGTTCGACCAAGAAACCAGCGCGACCGTATGGCGTGCTTTCAGGCTGGCGCCGGTGTACTGGAACAGGCCGTCGACGACGTTCGCGCGCGTGAAAAGCGCGACCGGATCCGCGGGCGCGTCCTGAACCGCCGTAACCGTGCCGCCTCCCCAATAGACCATGCCGCGGAACGCGGACGCCAGGTCCTGGACGACCTTATAGGCGTCTGCGTAATTCTGGATATAGCAGTTGCACGTAAAGCGCGGTTCATAGCCGCCGAACCCGTCCGGGACAAACTGGTCGCAATATTGGCCGATGGTGTACAGCGACCATTTATCGACCTGCGACGGACTGATATAGGCGCCCAGTCCGTAACGCGAATTGGTCAATAGGTCATAGAAGCACCAGGCCGGATTGTTCGACCATGCGATTTTAAACGTCCCGTCCCAGGCCCCGCTGTAGGTGCGCTGGATCGGGTTGTAATTGCTCGGAACCTGGATCCGCAGTAATCGCATGTGATACGCGCGCGAGGGAATCGCCGAAAACTGGCCGGCGTCGACGCGCAGCGCGGCGACCGCGCTATTCGGATAGGTCAACTTGGCGTCGACGATTTCCGTATAGGACGCCCAGTAGGTGTTATTGACCAGCGCCGACGACGTGCTATCCACCGTGACACGACGGACGCGAACGTCCCAGGGACCCGCGCCCCACAGGTCGATACGATAGGCGCGTTCGTAGTTGCTCGATATTTTGGCGTCGATCGTGTCGTAAATGCGCTGGACGTATCCGCCGCCGGACGTCTGGACGTCGATCGCAATATCGACGCTCGTTCCGTGAATGTCGCCCGTCTTCGTGTCCTGATTCGTCAGGCGCGGAATGTTGACCGTGACGCGCACAGCGTCGACGGTCGTATCCGTTATCGTCCGGATAAGCGGCTGCTGTTGCTTGACCTCGAGTCCGACGGCGTGTTCGTTCTCGACGTCCGAAAAGCCGGCGATATAGTTCTGGCCCTGGGTCCCAGGATTGAAGGCAAATGAAACGCCGCTGAAATTGAACGACCCGTCCGGGTTCTGTAGCGGCGTTCCGTTCAACAAGACGCCTTGCATGCCGCCGACCAGCCCTTCGACCTCGCCTTCTGAAATCAGGTCCATTACCTGCGCGTATGCGCGCGACGCCGCTGAATCGGCGTCTTCGGTCGCGACGTGCGACGACCCGCCGCCCTTCCCGCCGCCGCCGGCGCCCATAATCAGACGTTCAGGTTTATTCATTAGCTGGCCGGGACGTAAGAGGAAACGCAAGTTGAATTGGGACCGTAGGACCCGTCAGGCTCGACCGGATTGCAGACCGCAGTAAAGGGACCGGGGCCTGGGACTGTGACGTACAGCGACGTCCCGTTCGTGCGCGGCTGGGTCGTCGGACCGTATCCGGGACCCTGGATCATGACGTCGTATCCGACCGCCTGGCCCGCGGCCGTCCAGGTGACAGCCATCGTGTAGGACGCGACGCCGGCGCCGTTGACGCTTTGCGTAACGATCGCCGCCAGGTTGCCGGGACCCGTTTCCGTCGTCGGGACCTGGTCGACGACCAGGCCGGCGGAAATGACGGCCGATCCGACGATCATTTCGCCGTAGCCGAACGGCACAGGTAAGCCCTGGTCCGCGGTATTGATCGGCCCGCCGAACGTATAGGACGCCGCGTTTTTGCTGTTGTCTTTCTTCTGCGACGGCGCCAGAAGCTGAGAGATACCGCCAAGCGTCAGCGACAGGCCCACGCCCACGCCGACGCTTCCAGCCAGCGCGGAATACGACCCAAGCAATTCGTACTGCTGCGTGATGACGGCCGCGGCGACGATGACGACGCCGGCGATAATCTGCCATACGCCGCCATTCTTCGCGCCGCGAACGACCGGGACGATTCGGATATCCGCGGTCGCGCCGATCGGGAACGCCAGTTCGTCCTGGCCGATATCGTGCCGGTCGACGATGACGCGATATCCGACGCCGCGTTCGTCGCTCGAGAGCAATTCAGACTTGAACGCCGGGAAGTTTGCGCAGAGCGCGCGGACCGCTTCCGCCGCCGATCCGACGGCGAAACGATGCAGTCGGCCGAACTTTTTACCCAGTTCGCCCGACAGCCGGACATTCCGAATTTCCGCTATAGCGTAGGACATGCGTCGTATGCTTTCTATAATATCCGCCGTAGACGTCGCGACTGGATAAACGGTTAGCCAAATGATGCAGGATTATACCGTCGTTTGCATACACAGCGCCGTGATTTGGCACAGGGGAAAAGATTTGCATTAATACGACGTCGTGAATCTGCAAACTGTCGACGTCAACTTTTGTAAATCCGGCGCGTTCAAAATTATTCAAATACATATTTTCGCCATGTTCCCACCAATCATTACGGCGGACGAAATCCGGTAAATCGACGCCGCGGACCTGGCGATAGTAGTCGCGAATGATGCTGTAACAATCCATCGTGCCGTGTTGCCACTCGCGCCCGATTAAAGGGACCTCATATCCGCACGGCTCGATATTGGCCCAGCAAACGGCGGGGAATCCGACGATGTGCCACGGCAAACCGGACGCCTCGCACGCGCGCCGATCGGCTTCAGACGGCGCCGGCGACCCGTTCGGATGCGAATGGAATAGTGCGACGACTTCGCCGCGGTCCTCCGCGCGCGCGTAGTCGTCGCCGTCCAGCGCGAATTGGTCCGCGCCGTCCGCCAGGTTCCGGCATGGAAAGTAAACTTCCCGGCCTTTTTCGACGATGACCAGCCCGCACGCCTCGCGCGGATACTCGCGCCGCGCATGCTCGAGCGCGGCGACCTTCCAATCGTCCGTCATACGTGGATACCCCCAGCGGCCGGGAACGCGCCATACGGTAAAGGCGCCGTCGACCCATATCGGCACTGACAGCCGGACAGGCGCTTCGAACAGGCGTCGCTAGCCGCGCTCGTCGGGTTGTCGTTGATGTCGAAATAGCCGCCAGTCCATCCGCATTCAGGCCCGCGGTATTTCCAGATACAGACGTTCTGAATGATCGGCCGGCGGGGTAGCTGCAGCCCCTGGAAATCGAACGCCGCCGCTAACTGAAACTCGACGACCTCGCGCGTTTCCAGCGTGCGCTGTTCGATGAAAAAGACGTCGTCCGGGAACGATGCCGTCGGGTCCGCCGTCGGATTCGCGATCGTCTGGCCGGTGCCGCCCCAGGTCAGCGCGGCGCCGGCGACGGGCGCCTGGCCCATAGTGACGACGCCGGCGGGACTGACCGCGTAATCCGTGACCGGCGCGGGCGCGGCCGTCGTCGGAAGATAGGGAGTTGGCGCGACCTGGCCACTTGCCAGCGCGATATGTTG